TGGCTTGCGAATTACTATCTCGAGCCGCTGGACAACTTCATCCTGACCCTGCCCGGAGTCAAATACTATGTGAGAAACATGGATGACATGGTTCTGCTTGGCCCCAACAAAAAGCAGCTCCACCGGGCGAGAAAGGAAATCGAGCGCTTCCTATGGCAGCACCTCGGCCTGCGGCTCAAGAGAAACTGGCAAGTGTTTCCCGTGGCTGTCCGAGGCATCGACTTTGTCGGCTTTCGCTTTTTCCGTACGCACACCACCATGCGGCGCCGCAACTTCCTGCGGTTCGCCCGGCAGTGCCGACGGGTCCAGCGCATGATAGATACCAACAGCAAGATCCCGTATCGAGAAGCGGCCGGACTGCTCGCAAGGGCGGGCCAGCTCAGACATTGTAATGCCCACAAGATACGGGTCGCGTACTTCGACCAAATCGGAGAAAAACGGCTGAAAAGGATCGTCCGCGCTGAGAGCAAGCGAAGGCTTGAGAATGCTGCGTAGGAGGATACCCATGTCAAATCTGCAAATGATCGAGACGCTATGCGTCCTGGTCGAACATCAGGCAAGCGTTATTCATCACCTGTCCGTTCAGCTGGCCGAGGCCCGGTGCCTTACGGAAGCCGAGCAGCAGATGATAGATGCCACCAAAAATGAATACTCGGCGTTTCTTGGCGCCGGGGAGTTCCTTGACAATCTTGAATAACCTACATGAAAGAGCAGCGCGAAAGCGCTGCTCTTTTTCTATGCAGAAAGGAGCTTACCTATGGAAGATCGTTGTGTGTGCTGCGGCGCCATCGTTCCCGAGGGCAGAATGGTTTGCCCCATGTGCGAAAAGGAGGCCGATGCCAAAATCTCTCGGGAAGGAGGTGGTGCGAATGGTAACTCTTAACGTTGGCAGCCTCGTCCTTGCCTTCATCGCCGCCATGGGCATCCCCAGTGCGATCATGGGCATCATTGTGAGACGTATGGAAAAGCGTATCGCAAAGAGGGACGAGGCCAGAGAAGCAAAGGACAAAGCTCAGGAGCAGCTGCTCCTCCTGATTGTCCAGAGCAACGGAGCGGCTATCGCTCTGGGCGAGGCAACCGCCCGGGCTGTTCAGCGTATCCCCGATGCCCATTGCAATGGGGATATGCACGAAGCCTTGGCGTATGCCACAAAGGTTAAACATGAGCAGAAGGATTTCTTAGCAAAGCAGGGTATTCATGCCCTGGCAGAATGAAAGGAGTAAATTATGTTCGACATTACTGACATCATCCTGGCGGCTTTGGCGCTGGTGTCTGTCATTATCTCCACGGTTGTGGTTCCTTATGTCAAATCCAAGACCTCTGCGCAGCAGCAGGCAGAGATCAACTCTTGGGTCAAGATCGCCGTGTCTGCTGCCGAGCAGATCTATGTCGGCTCCGGCCGCGGCGCAGAGAAGAAACAGTATGTTCTTGATTGGCTGCATCAGCGCAATATCACCGTTGACGAAACCAAGCTGGATGCCATGATCGAGAGTGCTGTGTATGCCCTGAAGACCAGTGGCCTTGTCGCCTTGGAGGTAACCAATGGTTAACATCATCGAAAAGGGCGGCTACCTCGTCGATGCCGCCACCGGCCAGAAGGTCGTTTTCTATGAGTGTGACCCCGAGAAGAACACCGAGTGCGGCAAACAGATGTGCCGTCACGATGCCGCAGAGGACGAGGGCGGCTTCGGTTTTTGCGCCAAGACTGATAACCCCGCCTTCCGCAAAGACGGCGGTAGGGCTTGGTATGCGGTCAAAAAGACCCCTGACGAGGGTGAGCCTTATTGGGGGCGTGAGTACATCGAGGGGGTGTAAGCCATGATGTCTGTTGCTGAATGCCTCGCCTATGTCGAGAGTCATCTGGAAGTGCGCATTGCCACCCAGAACGGTGCATGGAGATCTGGTCGCAAGATCAACCCCGATGGCTCGGTTAACCATTCTGTCGGCTGCGCCCAGCCCAGCGTCGATGTCTTTTTCAATCTCATGAATAAGACGAGCGCCGGTTGGGGCGTAAACGCCCTTCTGGGCGACTTCCATAAGGGCGAGGGTCGCATCATTCTTGCCCTTGATATGAACACCCGCCCCTGGGGCTGCGGTTCCGGTCCGAAAGGATCTTGGAACAACAGCAAGATCCAGTGGGAGGTCTGCGAGCCTGCCGGTCACACTTACGCAGGCGGCACCATGATCGGGTACGACGTGGCGAAAAACACACCGTACTTCGAGCGCATGTGGAAGATGCTCGTGGCGTGGAACGTCTATTGCGTGGTCAAGCTGGGCTATCCCGTGGATGGTATCAGAGATCACGCCGAGTCCCACAAAGCCGGCTATGGCTCCAATCATGGTGATATGGGCCACTGGCTCCCGAAGCACGGTAAGAGCATGGACGCCCTCCGGGCAGAAGTGCGCAACATTCTGAATAACAAAGAGGAGGACGACGATATGGATGTCGCAAGATTTAAGGAACTGTTCGATGAAATGCGCAAGGAGCTCCGCGACAACGACTCCAGCGAATACTCCGAGGAGGCTCGCGCCTGGGCTGTCGATACCGGCATCATTCAGGGCGGCGATGCCAAGGAGTTCAACGGCATGTGGGAGGATATGATGACCCGCGAGCAGCTGGTCACCGTTCTGTTCCGCTTTGCCAAACTCGTTGGCCTTGCGTGATGGCGGGTAAGCGAGAGAAAAAGCGCCAGAAGCGCGAATGGAGTAAGATCTTCCCCCTCATTGTGGTGCTGCTTGGCTTCGTGATCGCACAAGAGTGCTTGGTGCTTATGGTACTCTGCGTAATCAGGGGCTATACGGCAACCGCAGCGTGGCTCACAGCCGCAGTCGGTTTGGCCGAGGCCGTCATAGGCCTTGGCCTGAACAGCTACATGAGCCTTGCAAAATCCGACCACAAAGAGGGTGGCATCACCTTCGAAGCTGCCAAAGCGAAAGGCTTTGAGCGCCCGGACGGGAACAGCCCGCCCATCTAAAATACCAGCCCCCGTGCACTATTGGGTCTCCCTTAGTGCGCGGGGGCTTCTTTTTTTATGCTCCTACGTCCGAATTTATAACCTGTTTCGTGATAATCTGACAATTTACAATCTGATATGACAGGAACTGTTATATTATACGAGAGGAGCGCTAAAGACATGATTAGAATTCTACTGTCCAGGAAGCTTGGCGAAGTTCGATGGACGCAAGCTGACCTCGCACGGGCCACGGGTATTCGACCCACCACGATCAACGAAATGTATCACGAAATGGCAGATAGGGTAAACCTCGAGTATCTGGACCTTATCTGTGAAGCGCTGGACTGCGACTTGTCTGAGATCATGGTGAGAGAGCCGAACCCCGAGCCGAAGGTGACCCACTACAGAGCGGGTCTCAGAAAAAAAGGGAGTAAGTAGGAGGACCTGTTTTCCGCCTGCTTGCTCCCTTTGTGCCTTGATTGGGACGCAGAAACGCCCACCTTGCAAATTGCAGGGTGGGCGCTCTTTTTATACAGCCTTGGGCATATATCGGAGGTTCTCGGTGCCGATGTTAATGTTGTAGGCTTCTGCTGCCTCGGCAGCTTCTGCGAATGTGGGGAACGTAAGCATTGAGCCGCGAACCCTCACCCAAGACTCAGCGGCGCCGAAAATGGAGTTTGCCGATCTCACGGCCCAAATGCCCCAGCATTCACCGGTGTACTCTCCCGGGAAGTCGATGATCTTCGAGTCCTCGTGCTCGTCCTCGTAGTCAGGGAGGCCGTTCAGCCAGTTTTCGATGATGGGGATATGCGGGAATATGTAGTCGGCAATAAAGCCGCCCACAGCGAGGATAATGGCGAAAACGCCAAGGTATCCGGAGAGGAGAAAGAGATCATCCATTATTTACAGCCTCCTTCATCTTGATATAGGCCCAACCGGTCAGCGAGGTACGGCTATCCATCATGTCTTCCAAGGCCTCCTGCATACCGCAGGCGTCACAGATCTGCACGTTCGCTCGGCGACTCAGAGCGTTTCGAGCAGGACTATCGTCCATGGTGTCCCGGCCGCAGCGGGGACAGGGATAGGGGTGCTGGCTCTGGATCTTACCAAAGTTCTCGAGCATCTGCTTTGCCAGCTGCTCGTTGAGCTCTTTGCAGAACTCGTCATAGCTCATATGGCCGGCTGCCTTCATGGCCTCGCTGGCAGCGGTCAACTCGTCAGGTGTCCAATCTTTGCTCATGGTGTCCTCCTTAATCGTCAATGGTGAAGTGGATGCCCTCTGTCAACAGGACGGTCCCCACACCGGGTTCATAGCTTAACATGTTCCTGCGGCCGATGTAGTCGGCGGGCAACTCGCCGGCGGCAACTCGGTCGAGGTTGAAGGGGCTTGCCTCCCACTTGCCAATGTAGTTCGGAGTGCTGCGTTCCATCCTCTCCCATTCCTTTTTCGTGAAGTGCTTCATTCCTGCCCCTCCATCATCCGAATGTAATCCTGCTGGGCAGCGATCAGCACGTCCACGATGTCGCCGTATTCGTGCTCGGGACCGGAGCAGATCCAGATCACCAGTGCAATGTCGTTGAGAGCCCAATCGCTTTGGTTCATCTCAAACAGCCGGTTATATTGGTAGTTTGTGCCGTGGTCAAAGTAGCCGTTGTCAATGCACAGCTGGCGAAGCTTCTCAGTGGTGGTAACCATTGTTCTTCCTCTCTTTCTGCCGGGGAAAGCCGCCCCGGCTCGGCATTGTGGTTTAATCGTTACGCTTGTAGATCTCACAGCCGGCAGCCAGAAGATACGGCGTCATGTCGGCATCCTCGAAACTGAGGGGCGTGGAGCAGTGACGGGAGACATGCTTGGATGTGTGAACAATAACGGGAGCGTATGCCTGCTTCGTCTTACTGTTATAGACGGCGACCACCACATCTTGGTCGGGCTTGATAAGCGGTGCCTGTGCCTTTTCCACCATCGCTGTATAGTCATAATAGGTGAAGTCATTCGTAAGGACGCAGCACTCAGAGCTGGTGGTCAGCTTGCATTCATCACGGTATACGCGGATGGTTGCGCCGATGATGTATGGCGCTCCATCCCGGAAGGTGCCGGCATCGATGCGGACCTTACAGCCTTTCAGGCCGTAGTCATCAGCATCTGCGAGGTCGATCTTGAGTACGGGGTACTTTCCGAAGTTTATGGCAAGGGCAACCTCCTGCCGATCTTTCAGGTACTTCATTTTAGCAGCCTCCTTTCTTTCTGGCGATGCAAAGGTACAGATCATAATCCAACTCGAACTCATACTGGGGAAGCTGGGCGGCCAGTTGCTGGGCGAGCATGAGGTGCATCGTGCGGCCGGTCACTCCCCAGAAGGCTTTGCAGGCACCCTCTCGCTCGACAATGGCAACGAACTCGTCAACCTTTCCTTCGTCGTTGCGGTTGAAGCCCATGGAAAGGGAGCGTATCTCGCGCACCGCGTACTCCTTGCCGTTGCGAGTATCGACGTATACGCTGTACAGGAGCCCTTCGCACTCCTCCTGCCGGACATAATCGATATAGCGGTCATCCTTCTCGAGGATGGAATTGAGCTTGCGCTTGGTGATGATCTCGATAACGTCAGTAGTCATAATTAAACCTCCAATTTTTTGACGATAATGGTAATGCCGACATAGTTGTTAATAGCGGGATAATGCTCGGGATATACTTCCACGACCTCGTAAGCTGCCGCGGCTCGAAGTGTGATTTCTCCGGCGGGTCCAAAGTAAATGCCCTCGGAGTTATTGGGGTCTTCTGCCACCCATACGGTGGTGTGCTCATATACCTTGTAGAGCAGGTCTGCCAGTCTCATAGGATCCTCCTTAGGTGTCAAGTCCGATACTGTGGTATACCCACACACCAGCAGGAACATCGAAGAACGAGATCCAGTTGGTGAAAGGTTTTCCAGTGCAGTCATAAGGGGAAAAGGGGCAGTCAATCCAAGAGCTTTCCTCGAAGTCAGTTTTGTCCTCCGCGCTCATACTTCCGGGAATGAACTGTTTAACGAGAACCCCATCAATTCCGAAGTCCTTAACGACGACCCAGTTAGCTTCTTTCTTAGGGGCTCCGATACCAAACTCGGCATTTCTCTTGTTGCGCTTGTGGCGGTATTCCTCAGCATAGTCCTTGCCCCGCAGGCTCCGGAGGATGCCATAGACCATCCAGTCATCAGGTGTCAGTCTGCTCATGATCTGTACCTCCTTATCGAAGTCTGTAGGTCTTGTTGCGATAGCCTACGATGTAGGCGTTCTTACACTTACTGACCGTAACGTCAGCTTCGCGGATACGCTCATATCCGAAACGCTTGCGGATGATGCGCTTGGCGATCTCCATAGCCTTGTCGGTGATGTTCTCGGTCTTGCGGCTGCTCTCGCGGGCGATATAGCGGCTGAGCTTTTTGGCTCTTGCGGCCTTGGCCTCTTCTTCGGTGCCGTAGTAGGTACCGTGGCGTCGATCCTCACCGATCTTGCAGAAACGCTCCTGGTTCAGGATCTCGAGACGGTTGTTCCAGATAGTTGCCCATCCGGAGTTGCTGTGGGGAACCACATCGGGGTCGAGTGCTCGGCCGACAATGATTTCCACACCTTCGATGCCGGCTTCCCAATCGGAGAATGTTTCAACCATGACGCGGATGATTTCGGAGCCGTTGGTGAGGTCAACCTTGGAGGTCTCGCCCTGGGAGCCGCTCATGGAAGCGGAGTTGATGGTGTAGCCCTTGCCGATGTACTCGGCGACGATCTCGGTGTACCGCTTGTTGATGTCAGCGTATTTCATGTTGCTTCCTCCTTAGTGGTTGTTGCAGATAAAACCATTGGGACCGTACCAGCTCTTGTTTCCAAAATCATTGTCACAAGCGAAGAGCTTACCGGTTCGCTTTGCGGCTCGTCTGGCGTAGCCTGCCGCCTGTTCTGCGATAGGGGTCTTGGTGATGCGCTTCCGGTTTTCGTCATAAATCCAATAGATCTTCATGGTCTCCATCCTTTTTGTTGTCTTTGTATTCTTTAGCCTTATCAAAGAAAAACTTTAACTTCTCTATGTTTATATATTAGCATACGGACACTGAGATGTCAATAAAAATCTTTGCGAAATTAAAGATTTATTTTGACAAATGCGAAACCGTGTGATATATTATCAATATGAGGAGGTGTTCCGATGATTAGTTACAAGCCCTTATGGGTCACTCTGGTGGACAGGGATCTCAAGAAGAAGGACTTGATTGAGATGGCAGACATCAGCTCCGCGACGGTCGCCAAGATGGGCAAGAATGAGTATGTGGCTCTCGAGGTCATCGACAAGATCTGCGCTGCCCTCAACTGCGAGATCTCCGATGTCGTGGCGCACGTCAAGGACGCTGCTGTCGAATAGCTTGCAATCCTGCTCGATCCGGTGTATACTATAAAAAGAAAAGCGACCGACAATAATGTCGGTCGCAAGAAGTAGCAACTTCGCCCGTGGCTCTATTTTGGCTCTACAATTTTTGAGGAATACGTGGACAGAAAAATCGAGAGATTTTTCAGACCAAAACCATCGATGCAAAAACGCGGGAAATCACATGGAAGTAAACTCCAACAATCGAGTGGGAATAATTTGAAGCCTTTCCCTACAAGCAAAAAGAACCCCTGAAGGATATCCTTCAGGGGTTCTCTCTTTTCATGTTACACCAATACGAAACCGCGTCTTACAGGTTGTAGTAACGGTCGAACTCGGCGGGATGAGGAATCTTGGACAGCTCAGCAACCTCGGCACGCTTGGACTTGATGAAGTTGGCGATCAGCTCCTCGGGGAACACGCCGCCGGCAGTCAGATAATCGTGATCGGCCTCCAGAGCATCCAGAGCATCCCCCAGGCAGGTGGGCAGGCCCTGCAGCTTGGCCTTCTCCTCCTCGGGCAGGTGGAAGAGGTTGCAGTCATAGGGACCCCAACCGTTGGCATGAGGATCGATCTTGTTCTTCACGCCGTCCAGACCGGCCATGAGGATGGCGGCATAGCAGAAGTAGGGGTTGCAGGTAGCGTCGGGGTTACGCAGCTCGAAGCGGCGCTTGTCGGGGCTCTTGGCGTAGGCAGGGATACGGATGACAGCGCTGCGGTTGGAAGTGGCATAACCGACAGTAACGGGAGCCTCGAAACCGGGCACCAGACGCTTGAAGGAGTTGGTGCTGGGGTTGGTCAGAGCGCACAGGGAGTGGATGTGCTTGAGCAGGCCGCCCATGAAATAGTGAGCAGTTTCGCTCAGATGGGAGTAGCCGTTGTCATCAGAGAAGATGGGCTGACCGTCCTTGAACAGCAGCATATGCACGTGCATGCCGCTGCCGGCCTCACCATAGATGGGCTTGGGCATGAAGGTGGCACTCTTGCCATACTTCAAAGCGGTGTTGTGGATGATATACTTGATCATCATGGTGGCGTCAGCCATCTTGGACATCTCACCCAGCTGGGGCTCGATCTCAAACTGACCGGAAGCTGCCACTTCGGGGTGGTGATAGTTGATCTCAATGCCAGCTTCCTTCATGTGCAGGCACATCTCGCTGCGGCACTCATAGGACACATCGAAGGGCTTGGCAATGTGGTAATGCTTCTGC